CTTCAGTACGCCGCGGTGGGTGAGGGCGAGGACAGGCGGGTAGTGACCGGGGCGTCGGGCGGGAGTCTTTCCTTCAAGGTGCGCCGCTCCATCAGGGCGTGAGGAGAACCACATGGGCGTGGACGTTCAGGAGTTGAAGCGGCGGCTCGAGATTGCCAAGACGGGGCGGGCCGTCCTGGACGCGACGTTCGACCAGGTCGAGAAGTGGGTGGGGCCGCTCGCCGGCGGCCGGTCCACGGAGCAGCTCGCCGGAGAGGCCGCGGTGGATTGGCAGCGCGCGGAGGTCTGGGACTTCACGGCCGGCGACGGGGCGGATAAGCTCGCGGCCAACCTCTACACCGCCATCACCAACCCGGCGCTCCGATGGATTCGCCTGCAATTCCTCGACAAGAAGCTGCAGCAGGACACCGAGGCGACGGCTTGGCTGGACGACTGTACGGACATCATGTTCGCGGAGCTCGCGGCCTCCGATTTCTACACGGAAATCTCCTCCTTCTACGGCGACCTCACGCGCTACTGCACCGCGGTCTTCGTGGCCGAGGCCAAGAAGGACGCGCTCGAGAGGAAGGCCTGGGAGGGCCTGGACTTCACGGCGCCGCCCGTCCGGGAATGTTGGTACGAGCCGGACGCGGCCGGCAACGTCTATCGGTTCTGGCGGGGCTTCTCCTGGACGGCCAGCCAGATCGTGTCGAAGTTCCCGAAGAAGGAGGACGGGACGGAGCTCGTGCCGGAGCACATCCGGCGCCAGGCCGAGAAGGCCGACGAGGCGGGCACCAAGCACCCGGTCGCGTTCTCCATCTGGGTCCGGCCGGAGCGCATCGGGAAGAAGAAGGAGCATCCCCTCGCGCCGGAGCTCCGCCCCATCGGGTGCTGCTACTTCCTCATCGAGTCGGCGGAGCTGCTTGGCGAGGAGGGCGGATACTACGAGCTCCCCGTCTACGTCGTTCCCTGGGAGCGGGCCGCCGGCAGCGATTGGGGGCACGGGCCTGGGATCCGCGTCCTGCCGACCGTGCGCTATCTCAACGCGCGCCTCGAGGCGACCAGGTCGGCCGGCGAGAAGGCCGTAGACCCGGCCATCGCCACCACGGAACGGGGGCTGATGTCCGACCTGGACCAGAACGCCGGCGGCGTCACGGTGTTCCGGTCGATGGAAGATTGGAAGCCGCTCGAGTCCGGCGCGCGCTTCGACGTGGGCGAGCACGACATCCAGGACCTCCGGGGCATGATCCGCGGGGCCTTCTGGACGGACGAGCTCACCCTCAAGATGAACCCGGCCATGACGGCCACCGAGGTCAACGCCAGGCTGGACCAGATGAACAAGCTGTTCGGTCCGACCCTGGCCCGGCTGCAGAGCGGCGGCCTGGACCCGATGGTGAAGCTCATCTTCGCGGCGCTCTACCGGGCGCAGCGGTTCCCCAAGATCCCGGGAGCGGTCGAGGCGGCCATCACCGCGGCCAACGGGGAGTTCACCATCCAGTACCAGGGCCCGCTCTCGAGGGCGCAGCGGATTGACGAGGTGGCGAGCATCGAGCGGCTCGCCTCCTTCGTGGCGGCGCACGTCAAGATGGGGTTCCAGAAGGCCGCCCTCACCTACAATGAGGACGCCGCGGTGCGCGAGGTGGCCCGGCGCCTGGGTACGCCGGCGACCTGCCTCTACTCGCCATCCGAGGTGGCGGCCAAGGTCAAGGCGCAGGAGCAGATCCAGGCCAGGATGATGCAGGCCGAGGCCGCTCGAGCTGAGGGAGAGGCGGCGCAGCAGGGCGCGGACGCGCTGGGGGCCGTCCAGAGCACGCCGGCCAGCCCCACCCCGCTCGTGTCGCCGGAAGCCGGCGGGGGGCTGATGTGAACGCGCTGGTCCTCGCCCTCCTTCTCGGCCAGGTGGGGAACCCGTTCGGCACCGGGACCTGCCCCACGGGTCAATGCGTCTACCAGATCACCAAGACGAGTCCGGTGGCCTGCCGGGCTTGCGGCGGTGGCGGCTCTGGGGGCACCACGGGCCCGACCGGCCCGACCGGACCCGCGGGCCCTACCGGGGCACCTGGCGCGACGGGAGCAACGGGCCCGGCTGGCTCGCCTGGCGCCGCGGCTACCATCGCCGCCGGCACGACCACGACCGGGGCGCCTGGGACGTCGGCCTCCGTCGCCAACAGCGGGAGCTCGAGCGCAGCGGTGTTCGATTTCACCATTCCCAGGGGCGACGTGGGGGCGACCGGAGGCGTGGGCCCGACAGGTCCGACCGGTCCCACCGGCCCGGCGGGCCCTATCGTGGCGCTCACCTCGACAGTCCTGGGCGGCGTTAAGGGCACGGGAACCGGGACGGCCTGCGCCGGGGGCCAGTACGGGACAGGCTTCGATGCGGCCGGCGCGCTGCTCTGCGGGACGCCGGCGGGGACCTACACCCTCCCGGACGCCACGAGCTCCGTCACGGGCGGCCTGCGGCTCACGGGCCAGCTCGGCGGCACGGCCACGAGCCCCACCGTCACCGGCCTCACCGGCGCCATCATCGGCGTGGCGAACCATTCGGCCACCGGGACGCCTGGCGCCACGACGTTCTACCGGGGGGACAACACCTGGAACGTTCCCGCGGGGACCTACACCCTGCCGGCGGCCTCGACCACGCTGGGCGGGACGAAGATGGCCGCGGCCTGCGGCGCCGGCGCCCACGTCTCGAGCATCGGAGCTGGGGGAGAGCTGACGTGCAGCGCGGACGCCGGAGGCACCTACACCCTGCCGGCGGCCACGGCCTCCGTCCTGGGCGGCGTGAAGGGCACGGGCGCGGCCCTGGTGTGCAGCGGCACGGACAAGGCCACCGGGTTCGATGCGGCCGGCTCGCTTCAATGCGCCGCGGACCAGACGGGCGGAGCGGGAAGCGCCAACGCCGTGAGCGTCTCCATCACGTTCACGGGCTCGCCGGGGGTCTACCGGGCGACGGCCACCGCCGGATGGGTGACGAGCACCACCAAGCTCGCGTGTTCCCCCCAGGCGACCACCGCCGATGGGCAAACTCTCGAGACGTACTACGTCGCCGGATTCGAGCTCACCGTGGCCAACGTCGTCGCCAGCACGGGCTTCGACCTGGCCGTCTACTCGCCCCGGGGAGTCACCGGGGTCTTCCGCTTCTCCTGCACGGGAGTCTGACCATGAAGAAGATGCTCGCGCTGTTCCTGTTTCTCCCCGTCCTGGCCGCCGCTCAGGGCATCCCGATCAAGGACGGGTCCGGCTCCTCGCTCGCCAAGGTGAACGCGCTCGGCTCGGTCCAGGTGAACGAGGGGCCGTCCTCCCGCCCCACCTACATCGCATCAGCCGGCGGCCTCGTCACTACGGCGCTGTTCAACATGAGCATCGAGTCGGGGGCCTCCATCGGATTCAAGATCAGCCAGGTCTGCGTTGGCGTGTCGAACGCCACCGCGGCGGCGCTCGTGACCGTAACCGTGCAGCGTCGCACCACGGCATCGACGGGCGGCACGGCCATGACGAACGAGGGGACGGCCTCCCCCACTATCTCCCGAATGGATCAGGCCGATGGCACCTGGGCTGGGCTGGGGAAGGTGACGGCCACGCTGGGCACGGCGGGCGCGATCCTCGACCAATGGGGCTTTACGGTGGGCGAGCTCGGAGCAGGCACGGCGGACGGCGCCGGCCCCGCGGTCTACTGCAAAATGTACGGGCTCAACGGGGAGAAGCTCCCCACCGCCCCCAGCGGCGCGACCAACGGGATCAGCGTGAACGTCAGCGCGCCGGGCGCCGGAGGCCTGGCCGCGGGCTCCATCTCCATGACGCTGATTGCGGAGTAGCCGGGGCATGGACAATCCGAAGCTGGACGCGATGCGGAAGCGAATTGCCGCAAAGGGCGGCAAAATTGCGGCCGTGCTCAATACGCCCGCCGGCGAGGAGTTCATGAAGGAGCTGGAAAGCGAGTTCTGGAACGGGAATCTGATCGGTCCCACGGAGTTCGCCACCCACATCAACCTGGGGGCGCGCGAAGTTGTGCGCTATCTCCGGGAAATGAAGGCCTACAGCGAAAGGAAAGATTGAAATGGCTGACAATGCAGATTGGCGCGAGTCACTCCCCGACGAGCTCAAGACGGACCCGGCCCTCAAGGACTTCAAGGACGTCGCATCGGTGGCGAAGTCCCTGGTCGAGACGAAGAAGCTCGTGGGAGGAAGCATCCGGCCGCCGGGCCCGGACGCCGGCCCCGAGGCCCGCAAGGAGTTCGTGGCCAAGCTCCGCGAGAAGATGCCGGAGCTGCTCATGGTCCCCGCGGATCCCGCGGAGCGGGCCACCTTCGAGGACGACCTGTGGCGGACGCTCGGCCGGCCGGAGAAGCCGGAGGACTACTCCCTCGAGGGCGTGACGCTCGAGGAGGGCGTGAAGCTGGACGAGGTGAAGCTCCGGGAGCTGGGGAAGTCGCTCAAGCTCACCAAGGCGCAGCTCCGGGAGGCCGCCAACCTCGAGGCCACCGGCCAGGCGGCGCAGCTCAAGGCCACCAAGGAGGCCAGGGCGCAGCTCCGGTCGGAGTTCGGGGACGAGTATCAGGCGGCGCTCAACCATGCGGCCACCGTGGCGGAGAAGAAGGGCTTTGCCGAGGACGCCGTGGCGCTCCGGGCCGGCCTGGTGTCGGCCGCTCGAGCGAAGGCCTGGGTGGCGGAGGCCAAGCGCGTCACCGGCCCGGGGAACCCGGTGGGCCAGCAGGGCCAGGGCGCACCGCCGGACACCACGGCGGAGCTCCTGGCGCGGCGCGCGGAGATGATGGCGAGGACGGAGTATTTCAACCCGGCCAAGGGGCGCGAGGTCCACCTCTCCCTGGTCGAGAAGGTGCGGGTCATCAACGAGGAGCTCGACCGCCGGCGCTCTGCTTGACGCATGGTGTCCCGCCGATACCCTGGTTTCACACCCAGGAAGGCGGGACTCCCCGGTAACGGGCCCCACCGGATCGGACCTTGGGAGCGGGTGAAAGCTCCAAGCATAGCGGGCCCGGCCCTGTCCCGGACTACTCGCGGCGAATGGTGAAAACCAAACGCCCCGAGAGTCGGGGCAGGAGAAACAGATGGCCGTCGCAGACCTCAGCGCGATTTACCAGCGCGACTACGAAGCGAACCTCCGAAGCCTCTCGCAGCAGCGCGGGTCGAAGCTCCGCGGTTGCTGCATCGAGCGGAACGCCCCGGACATGCACCTCTGGGACCGCATCGGGAAGCTCACCGCCACGAGCCGCACCGCCGGCGGCGCCACCGCCGACACCGCGCTCGCCCTCACCCGGCGCCGCTCGAAGCCGGCCAGCTACGAGGTGAGCAACCTCGTGGACCCCGACAACATCGCCCAGGCCGCCCGGGACCCGTCCTCGAGCGTCCTCATCGAGCAGAAGAACGCGCTCGCTCGACAGATCGACTCCATCATCCTCACGGCCGCTCTCGGCAGCACCGAGGACGAGGCCGGCGGCGCGACCGTTCTCCCGGTCGGCCAGCAGCTCGGCGGTGCCACCCAGGCCTTCGATTACGCTTTCATCACGAGCGTCAACGAGAAGTTCTGGTCCGCCGACATCCCGTCCGAGGAGGAGAAGGTCTTCATCGTCCGGCCAAACGCGGCGAAGAAGATCCTCGCCATGACCCAGGCCACGAGCTCCGACTACGTCAACGCCAAGGCCCTCGCGGACAACGGCCTGGTCGAGAACTGGCTCGGCTACACCTGGATCATCAGCAACCTCCTGCCGAACGTCGCCGGCCTGCAGTACTACTACGTCGCCATGACGAAGCGGGCGATGGGCCTCCACGTCACGAAGGACATCTGGTCCCGCGTGGCGGAGAGCACGGAGAAGTCCTTCGCCTGGCGCATCTACTCCGCCCTGTCGATGGGCGCGACGCGCATCGAGGACGAGCACGTCATCCGCGCTCACGTTCTCGAGTCGTAACCGCATCGGGCAGGCTCCGGTTCATCCCCCCAAGGCCGGAGCCTGCCCCTTGCGTCTTGGGGGACCACGGGGAACGCATCCATGAAGGCAATCGGCGCAACCGGCGAGCAGAAGGCGAAGGCCGTCTCCATGCTCAAGGATGGCGCGACCATCCAGGAAGTCATCCGGTTTTTCTGGCAGGTCGAGGCGGAATACTTCGAGCGGAACAAGGCGGAGCTCTACGAGCTCGCCGGCCTGACGGACGAGACGGCACCGGCGAAGAAGAAGCACGCGAAGGAGTGACACCGTGACCCAGGTGGAGGTCTGCAACCTGGCGCTGGGGTGGGTCGGGTCGGAGCTCATTACGAGCATCGACGATGATTCCACGTCGGCGCGTCTTTGCAAGGCGCTCTGGACTCCGACGAGGGACGTCGTCCTCGAGGACAGGGAGTGGACCTTCGCCGTGTCGCGCATCGGGCCGGTCGCGCCGGACGCTTCGGCGCCGGCCTTCGGCTGGCTACACCGTTTCCAGATTCCCTCGACCGTGCTCCGGGTCCTTCGGTGCGTGGACGCGGACAACCAGCTCATCGAGTGGCAGCGGGAGGGGGCCTTCGTCGTCTCCGACCAGGCCACGCTCCGCATGGTGGCGCTGGTCCGGGTGGAGGACACCGCGAGCCTGCCTCCGTCCTTCTGTCACGCCCTGGCGGCCCGCCTGGCCGCGGACCTGGCCATCCCCATCGCTCAGTCGAGCTCCATGCAGGCATCCATGTGGCAGCTCTACACCGCGAAGCTCAAGGCCGCGGCGGCGATGGACGGGATGCAGGGCCGGGCGGAGCGGAGAACCAACACGCGGGGCCTGGCGAGGGTCCGGTAAGCCGTGCCCGTCATCGCGCCCATTCAACCGTCGTTCGCCGGCGGTGAGATTTCTCCACGCAGCCGCGGCCGGGTGGACAGCGAGCTCTACAAGCGCGCGCTGGCCCGCTGCGAAAACTTCGAGCCGACACCCCAGGGTTCGCTCAGGATGCGAAACGGGTCGGAGCTCGTGCGGGACCTGGCGCTGGACGGCGTGGGCCAGGAGGTTCGCCTCGTGGCCTTCCGCATGGCCGACGAGAGCGACCACATCGTTGCCTTCATCGACGGGGAGCTCCGGCTCTACGCTGTGACGGGGGCTCAGGTGGCGGCGGAGTTCGTCACCTCCGTCTCGCTCGTCACCAACGGGGATTTCGAGACGAACCTGGGCGCCTGGAACGTGGGCGCGGCCACGGCCGTCTGGGAGGCGCCTGGCCACGCGAAGCTGACCGGAGACGTGGGCTCGTCGCCGGCCTGGGCCAACATGCTTTGGCAGGCCGTCACCATCACCGACCCAACCCTGGCCCCCACGCTCAAGTTCCATGTTGTCCTGGCGTCTTCCTATTGGGGCAAGCCGGTCACGCTTCGGGTGACGTTCAGCACGGTAGACCCGGCGACCTGGTGGGACGCAGGAACCTTCTGGACGGACGGGACCGAGGTGTTCAACGCTGAGGTGACGACTGACTCGTTCCACGAGCTCACGATCACGCCGCCGGCGGCCGGCACCTACTATCTGACCTTCCAGGTCAAGGGAACCGTTGTGGCTCAGGTGAACCTGGACGACATCTCCCTGCTCGTGAGCGCGGCCCCCAGCTCGTCCATCGCCATCGCCTCGCCCTGGGCCACGGCCGACCTGCCGGACGTCCAGTTTGTTGCGGACTCCGGCAAGGACCGGATGATTTTCGCGCACCGGAGCGCGTCCCCCTACTACCTGCAGAAGAACGCGGATGGCACCTGGTCCTTCGGGCCGATCCCCTTCACGGCGAAGCCCGCGGAGTGGGGAGGGCAGAATTGGCCGGGGGTGATCGAGATTTACCAGGGCCGGCTCTGGCTCGGCGGGACGCCGAACGACCGGCGGCGGCTCTGGGCCTCCGTGGCCGGCTCGCTGTTCGATTTCTCGCTCACCGTCACCGTGGACGGAGTGGCCACGCCCACCGCGGCGAGCTCCATCGACATCAAGGTCGCCACCAAGGGCGCGATCAAGTGGGTCCAGGGCGGGCGCGTCCTCCTGGTCGGCACCGACTTGGGCGAGCACTCCATCGTGGCGCAGGCCGGGGTCATCACGGCGTCCGACCTGCAGGTCCGGGACGAGTCGGCCTATGGCTCTGCTCCGGTCCAGGCGCTCAACGCCGGCCCCTTCGCCCTGTTCGTCTCCGGCGACTCGAGGAAGCTCCGGGCCATCAACTACGACCTGGCCTCGAGCAACTGGTCCGCGAGGGACATCACGTTCGCCGCGGAGCACATCACGGAGGGGCTCATCAAGGAAATCCTCCACGCCCGGGATCCGCACGGAACGCTCGTGCTCCTCCTCGAGACGGGCGCGCTCGTGGCCTGCACCTTCGACCAGACGGAGCAGGTTGCGGCCTGGTATCGCATCACGGCCGGCGACGTCCATTCGGCTTGCGTGACCCACGGGCCGGAGGGCTCCTTCCTCTGGCTGGCGGCCTCGCGTGGTCCGGAGCTCCTCCTCGAGCGGCTCCTGATGTCGGAGGGCGCGGCCTACGCCGACAGCTCCGTCACCGGCGCCTCGACGGGCCTGGTGTTCGCCGGCCTGGACCACCTCGAGGGCCTCGAGGTCTGCATCGTGAACGACGGGGCGCTCGAGCCCAACCAGGTCGTGAGCGGCGGCCAGGTCACGCTGGCGCGCGCCGGCGCCGTGGTCACGGTGGGCCTTCCCTTCCGGGCGGTGGCGCGCACGCTCAAGCGCGAGGGTGGGAACCCTTCGGGCACGTCGCAGGGCATGATCGGGCGCCACGTCAAGACGACGCTCCGGCTGAATGACTCCGCGGTTCCGCTGGTGGCAGGCTCCCGATGCGCGCCGGTGCGCCACCCCTCGACGCCGATGGGGACGCCGGAGGGGAGAATCTCCGAGGACGTGTCCGTGCGCGGGCTGGGGTGGGAGCAGGACACTTCCATCCTCATCGAGCAGGACCTTCCTCTCCGCACCGAGGTCCTGGCGGTCTTTGGGCTGTTCCAGGGGAATGAGGTCTGACGATGGAAACGGGCGCAGCAATCGGCACGGCGGCGGCGGGCGGGGCGGCGGCCGGCATGGCGTTCGGGCCCATCGGCGCCGGCGTGGGTGCCGTGGTCGGAGCTCTGGCGGGGCTCTGGGGCGGCCTGGCCGCGGCGGCCGAGAAGCGGCGCCAGGTGGAGGAGTCGCTCCGGCGGAACCGGCTGCAGCAGGCGCAGACGATGGGACGCGGGACGGCCGTGGCCGCGGCCTCCGGGGTCGAGATGGATTCGGGAAGCCTCACCACCTACTTCCAGGCGATGCAAGATGAGTTCAAGCGTCAGAACGAGTGGACCCAGAGCTCCGGCGACGCGGCGGCGAACAACATGGCGCTGGCCGGCGGCCTGACGATGGTGGCCGACCTTGGCCGCGGCCTCTCCAACGTCGCGCAGCTCAACAACTACTGGCGGAGCCCAACCTTCGGGCCGACTCCTGGCGACCAGGAGGGAAGTTAATGGCCCAGCTCCCCCAGATCGAGTACGGCGCCCCGGTCGAGCAGGTCGGGAACGCGGCACTTCCGGCCGTCGCGCTGCGCCAGGTGGGGAACGTCATCGAGGAGGGGATGACGCTCTACGCCAAGGAGCAGATCAAGACGGAGATGATGCAGGCCGACGCTACCGTCCAGAAGCAGCTCAACGACGCCACGCTCGAGATCCAGGCCCGGCCGTCCATCCCGGCCGGCGAGCTCCGCACCATCCTGGGCGACCAGGTCCCCGACCACGTCGCCAGGGCGATGACGGTCCAGAAGCTCGACCCGTCCACGGGCCAGATGGTCGAGGTGGACAACGAGCAGGTCCCGATGTTCCTGGTCGCCGGCGCCATCTACGACAGGCGGGCCAAGGAGGCCGTCCAGGCTGGCATGAGCCAGATCACCCTGGGTGGGTGGAAGGCCGACTTCCAGGACCGGAGCGCGCAGCACGTCGAGCAGCGGCGCATGACGCTGGCCGAGGTCCAGCTCAGGGCGATGCACCAGTACCAGGGCGCGGAGCAGAAGGACGCCATCGCCAAGCTCCGCAACGCCGGCGCCTACGACCTGGCCGACAAGGCCACGCGCGAGTCCCTCATCCTCGAGGGCAAGGACAAGGTCGAGGAGCTCGCCAAGAACCTCGAGGCCCGGCAGGCCGCGCCGGTCTACCTGGCGATGGACACCGGCGACCCGACGCTCCTCAAGGCCGAGATCGTCCGGCTCACGGCCGGCGGCTCGTCGGTGAACGTCCCTGGTGGCCGGCCCATCGACCGGAACCGGCCGGTCATCCAGAACGAGGACGGGAGCATCTCCACGGAGCGGACGACCACGGTGGAAGTGGACGGCCGGCACCTGGTCATCCCGACCATCGTGGACGGGAAGGCCCGGACGCAGGACGAGGCCATCCAGCTCTGGAAGGACGGCAAGAACCAGGAGGTCGGGGACTTCGCCAGCGCCAAGGAGGCCGAGAAGTACGCCGTGGACCGCTCCAAGGCCATCGGCATCGTCCGGCAGAGCGAGGGCATCGACGGCATCCCCCAGCCGCACCGCGAGGCGCTCGTCCACCAGATGAAGGCGCAGCTCCGGGCCATCGACGCGCAGGCCGAGGCCGCCGAGGAGAAGCGACAGAAGCGGGTCACGAGCTACGCCTACAACCAGCTCGCGCAGATCGAGATCGCGGCCAGGTCCACGGGAGTCACGCCTCCGCCGGAGCTCGTTTTCGGCATCGTCCGGCGCTACGCCAAGCCGGGCACCGTCAAGGGCGAGGATTTGAAGGCGCTCACGGCCTACGCCGAGAGCATCACCAAGGGCGAGGAGCGCAAGACGGACCTCGACCTCTACCAGCAGCTCGAGCTGGCGGCGGCCGAGGACCCGGAGGCCTTCAAGAACGACAAGATTTCCCTGTTCAACCGGGCCACCGGCGAGGTCAAGGAGGTCGGGCTCCTGCAGGTCCGCGGCGCGCTGTCGGATGGCGATTTCAAGAAGTTCGCCGGCATCCAGGGCACGCTCTCGAAGGACGGCCGGGAATCTTCGATGTACCAGGATTTCCTGGGAGTCACGGGGTACATGAAGTCCAAGCTGGAAGCGGACTACGGGTTCGACGTCCAGAAGCCTTCGGACGACCAGCGCAAGCAAATGGCCGCCGTGTCCATCGCCGTCAACACGGAGCTCTCGACGGCCGCGCGTCTCAAGGGCACGAAGCTCAACACGGTCGAGCGCGACAAGGTCATCGACCAGACCCTCGCCCGGAGCATCCAGGTCAACAAGGGGTTCTTCTCGACCTCGACGGAGCTCAAGACGGCCGGCGTGGATCCTGACCTGGCGGTGGCGCTCTCCTCGCTCTCCAACCGCCGGCTCAAGACCCCGGACATCATCGAGGAGGCCAAGAACTTCGGGTATTACGCGCCGGCCATCGAAGCGGCCTGGGTGGAGCTCTCCCCTCGAGTGCCGCTGACCACGGAGCGGGCCGTCCAGGTCTACAACGTCCTCTCGACCAGGTGGCGCGACATCGACGCGAAGCTCCTCTCCTCCGGCGTCATGGACCCGGAAAAAATCATCTACGAGAAGGAGCGCGGGGGCACGAAGCAGAAGGAGGCCCTCAACGCGCAGCGCGCCGCGATGGCGGTCAAGTGGTACCTCAAGGGGGTTCGGTGAGCGACGAGGCGGCGGGACCGTTCGCGGGCGCGCTCGAGGCGCCGGACTTCGCAGCGGCCGAGGAGAGCGACCAGACCAGGCGCCAGCTCGCGCTGACCCAGGGCATCGCGTCCCAGCAGAAGCCGGACGTGGCCGCTCGAGCTCTCCGGCGGATGGCCGAGACGGGGGCGCCGTTCCCGGCCGCCGTGGCCGAGGCTCAGAAGCTCCCCTCCTGGGAGGATCTGGCCAAGGACTCCCCGTACCTGGCCAAGCATCTGATCGAGGACGCCAACCGCGCCGCGGCGATGTCGGATGACGTCGAGAACCTGGGGCGCTTCGAGAAGTGGCTGGGCGGATGGAAGGATTCCGCGTGGGCGGCCGGCGACGAGTGGACGCGCACGGGCCGGATGATGGAGGGCGGCCTCCTGGGTTGGGAGAAGGCCAACGCCCCGGACGGCAAGCTCTCCCCGGAGAAGCAGGACCGGCTGGACCAGCTCGAGCGCGAGGACGCGCTCAACCCGCCGCTCAAGGGCCTGGGCTACGTCCCCAAGTACGTCGTGGCTGGCACGAGCCAAGCCTTGCACCAGCAGGTCGGAGCCTTCGACCGGAACCAGGACAAGATTTACCAGGCCGGCGTGGCCGGTGGCCTGACGGAAATGGCCATCGGGACCGCGGCCGGAACCCTGGTCGCGCCCGGCGTCGGGACCGTCACCGGAGCAGGGGCGGGTTTCGCGCGAGGCTTCCTCAAGGGCGCCGGCGCCGCGCAGGCCGCGGTGTCGATGCTCGACAACGGCCGGCTCGAGGGCGGGAACTTCTACCGCGAAGCCATGAAGCTCCCGGGCGTGACGCACGAGTCGGCCATGCTCGGCGCGCGCTTCGTGGCGCTGGCCAACGGCTCGCTCGAGGGCGTGGAGGCCAAGGTCATAGGCCTCATCCCTGGCGCCAAGATGGTCATGGGGTCGGAGGCCAAGAACGTCCTCCTTCGCATCCTGGGGACCCAGAGCGGGAAGATGGCCTTCGTCCGGTTCGCCGGCCGGGTCGCTGAGAGCGGATTCATGGAAGGCGCTCAGGAGGCGATGCAGGAGTTCGTCACCATCTACGAGGGCCTCCGAAGTTCCCCCCAGCTCGACAAGGGTTCCCTGGGGTCGATGGCCGAGGCCATCGGGGGCAAGGATCCGCTCACCGGCGAGCCCTACATCGAGCGGCTCAAGGAGAGCTGGGCCGGCGGCGTCGGGATGGGCGTCGGCATGGGCGGGCCCCACGTCATCGCCTCGACCTGGGCGGACGCGCACGACGTCCAGGCGGCCAAGCAGCGGGTGAAGTTCTACGAGGTCCTGGGCGGGATCTCCACGGACTCCCGGACCAGGGAGCGGCTCCCCGGAGAGCTCAAGGTCTACATCAACCGCGTCATGAAGGAGAACGGGGGCGTTGCGCCGGAGGCCATCAGCGCGCCGGCCGGGGCGCTCAAGACGGTCTTGCAGGAGGCGAACCTCTCCCCGGCCTTCGTGGCCAAGGAGATGCCGGAGGTCGCGCGCCAGCTCGAGGCGGCCGGCGAGGACCCGAACGTCGAGGTGGCGATCCCGATGGCGGACTTCGCCACCCACATCGCCCCCCTCAACGGGTACAAGACGCTGCAGCAGGACCTTCGAGTCGGCCGGGGCCTCACGCTCCGAGAGGCGCTCCGGGTCGAGAAGCGGTCCAAGGAGCTCGAGGACCAGGGCGAGCCGGCTCCCGGCGAGGAGCGGACGCCGGCGGAGCAGGTCTTCGACGTGGTGCGTCAGCAGAGCCGTGATCTGGGTCACTCCGAGGACAGCGCCCGGAAGCACGCCGCGCTCTGGGCCTCCGTCATGGAGGCTCGAGGCTCGAGGACGGGCAAGGACGCCCTCACCTACTTCCAGGGCGTCGGGTTGCAGGTCCAGCACACCCAGATTGACGTGGCGCAGCTCGAGGCCTTCCGGGCGGAGCAGGCCAAGAAGCGGGAGGCCCGGCGCGCGGCGGTGGCGACCAAGGGCGAGGGGCCGATCCCGGCGCCGGTGCCCCCCATCGTGGAGGAGCTCCCGGACCCCAACCAGCTCGAGGCCAAGCTCAAGGGTCAGGCGAACGCCCCCAAGGGCGGGCCGGGCGCCGAGGCACGCATCCAGGAGCAGGCCAGGGCCGCCGCGGCTGGCGTTCCTGGCGCCGTAGTGGCGCCCGGGGTAGACGCGACCATCCAGGTCGGGGGAACGGCCCAGGCGGGCGCGCAGGAGGTCCAGGCCCCCACGCAGGACCGCGGCATGAACCTCGAGGAGATCGAGGCGGAGCACGCGGCCGAGGATGCGGCGCAGGCGGCGGCGGCCACCCTCCCGGAGCGGTTCGACACGGTCCGCATCCTCACCCCCGACCAGGTCGCAGAGGTCGAGCGGACGGGCGAGCTCCCGGCCGGCCCGGTCCACCTGGACGCCGAGAAGGCCGCGCACCTGGCCGCCGAGACGGGATCCATCGCCGTCTCCGTCTCCACGGTGCCCGGGGACGTGGTGGGGTCCGAGGGCGAGCAGCTCCACGTCAAGGCGCAGCCCAAGAGCCGGATCCTGGCGGCCATCGAGGCGCCGGCGGCGGAGGCCGCGGCCCCCACGTCCGGCGTGGTGTCCAAGGACGCCCTCCCCTTCCGGGGCATGAAGTTCGCCCGGGGCGAGCGGTCGGACATCCCGCCCCCCTCGAGCCGGCGGATGGCGGCGGCGGAGAAGGCCGTCGAGGCGGACAAGGAGCGCGCGGCCGGTGAGCTCCCGGGGGCCGGCAAGCCGGTCCGGCACGAGACGGCGGAGGCCCGGGTCGCGGCCATCGACGCATCGAACAAGGAGTATTGGGACGGGATCCGGGCGCACCAGGCGAAGACCTGGCGCGAGGCTCGAGCTCGTCTCCGGGCGATGTCGCCGGCAGAGCGGGCCATCTGGGTCGAAGCCTGGAACAAGGGCGGCCAGCCCAAGACGGCAACCTACCTGGCGGAGTTCCTCCGCAACCCGCGGCCGGCCGTGAAGGAGAAGCTCGCGGAGCTCGCCATCCGCGAGGCGGTCATCCCCAAGCCGGCGCAGGTCGAGGCCTTCCAGGCCTGGGTGGCCACGCTCCCGGGCGGCCGGCTCGGCAAGCTCGAGTGGAAGAAGCACTCCGTCAAGAACAAGGACGGCCGCGGCCAGGCCTTCACGACCTGGACGGTGGACCTGGGGCCCCTCGAGGTCCAGCTCTCCCCCTCGTGGCTCCGCCTGGACCACGGCGAGGTCGTCAGCCGGCACGACGGGATGCGCGGCCGCTGGTGGGCGACCATCCGGGGCGGCCCGGTCCTCACGACCTTCGAGTTCAGCGACGACAAGGGCATCGACAGCGCCAAGGCGCGCGTGAAGGACGAGCTCGTGGGCTGGATCAAGGCCCACGGTACGCCGGCGACGGACACCGCGGCAGCTCCGGGAGCTCCGGCGCCGCGCCTGGTCACGCCCAAGGCCGTCCAGCGCGGCCGCACCAAGATCGAGAAGCTCCGGGCCAAGGTGAACGCGGCCGTCGAGACGCACGACCGGCTCAAGGCCGCCAAGGCGCCGGCGGCCGAGATCGAGAAGGCCGCTCAGGCGATGGAGGATGCCGGGGCGGACTACGCCGAGGCGGAGGCGGAGGCGGAAGCCGCCGGCGTGGCGCCCCTCGTCTCCGGCGGGGGCCTGCTGGGCTCCGAGGGCGTCCTTCGCACCCAGGCCTTCCCGGCCGGCGAGCGCGTGGTGTACGCCGTGGTGGACTCGAGGAACGTCCTCCCGTCTCACTCCCCGGTGACGTTCCAGGCGACGAGCGGCTACCCGGCCGAGGTCCAGACCCGCAACTACGCCACGAGCGAGGTCGAGAAGGGCAAGGTGCGCGGCGGCGCCGCGGATCCGCACCCGGACATCCTGCTCACCAACGACCCGGGCCCCATCAACGGCCCGCCGATGGTCACGGCCGCCGGCACGGACGGGCGCCACCTGGTCATGGGCGGCAACGGCCGGACGATGATCCTTCAGCTCGCGTTCCTCTCGAAGCGGGAGAACCTCCTCACCTACAAGGCGGAGCTCCTCAAGGTCGCTGCGACGTTCGGCCTGGACCCGAAGGCCATCGAGGCGATGGATAGCCCGATGCTGGTCCGCATCATGCCGGAGCTCCGGCCGACCTCCGACAAGACGGCCTTGCAGGACGCGGTGAAGCGGACGAACGAGGGGATGCAGCAAGAGCTGGACGACACGGCGAAGGCCGTGGCCGACGCTCGAGCCCTCACCCCGGAGGCCTTGCAGGCCATCGGCGCCCTGCTCGCGGAGTCGGAGGGGACGGTCCGTGACCTCCTGAGCTCCAAGCCGGCCGAGGTTCGCCGGATCCTCGAGGACGCGAAGATCATCAACAACACGAACCGCGCGACCTACATGGCCGGGGCGCAGTTCACGGAGCTGGGGAAGGCCCGCATCGAAGGGATGTTCCTGGGGCGCATCATCGGC